GCAGCCGACTATCTCGGACTGTCCCCGACCACCCTGGAGACGTGGCGAGTCCACGGCAAAGGACCCAGGTTCCTCAAGCTCGGGCGCCGCGTGCTCTACCGTGTCAGCGACCTCGACGCCTACCTAGACAGCTGCGTCCGCGGCTCAACCACGGAGGCCGCGTGATGATCGCCGCCCGCGCCCCGAGCGGCGTTGACGAGGCCCGCCAGCGCGTCCGCGATGCGGTGACGGCCACCATTCCCAATTCCGGATCAGCCGCCGCCGTCCTGGTCGCCGTTGAGATGCTGGAGCGAGCCATCGTCCGGGCCGCGCACGACCGCATGCAGCGCGACTTGCACACGCGCGGCGGTGGCCTGGGGCTCAGCTAATGGATGTTGATTCCCTACTGTCTCGCTTGGATCGAGCGCGGCAGACGGGGCCGCAACGGTGGCTCGCGTGTTGCCCTGCGCATGAGGATCGCAGCCCCAGCCTGTCCGTTCGTGCCCTGGACGACGGCCGGATACTTTTGCACGACTTCGGAGGCTGCCACGTCGACGAGGTGCTGTCGGCAATAGGCCTGACGGTATCCGACCTTTTCCCGCCGCGCGACAACGAGCACCGTCACCAGTCGCGTGCTTCACGGATTCCGGCGAGCGATGTTCTCGCCGCGGTCGCCGTCGAGATCAACGTCGTCTACATCGTCGCGAGCGACCTGGGCCGCAGGCGCGCGATCAACGACGAGGACTTTGCTCGGCTCGGACAGGCAGTGTCTCGCCTGCAGGCGGCTGTAGGAGTTGCCAATGGCTACCGTTAGAGCACTATCGCGCGCCGACAGCGGCGCTGCAGCCTTGGATGCACTCGGAGACGGGGCCGCGCATCAGTACAGCGAACTTGCGCTCGCGGAACGGTTTGAGGCGGAGTATTCCGGCGCGTGGCTCTACGTAAACGCGTGGGGGCGTTGGCTCCGCTACACCGGGAACTGCTGGGCGCCGGAGACGACGCGGCACGCCTTCGATAACGCCCGAGCCATCTGCAAGGCGGCAGCTGGCGAGCTACTGGCGAAGGATTCATCATCCGACCGGCTCGCCAACAGGATCGCGTCAGCGCAAACGGTGGCCGCCGTGGAGCGAATCGCTATGGGCATCCGGTCATTCGCCGCGACACCCGATCAATGGGATGCCGACCCTTGGTTGCTCAACACTCCAAGCGGAGAAATCGATCTACGCACCGGAATGTCGCGGCCTAACTCTGCCGCGAGCTTCTCCACAAAGGTAACCGGCGCCGCGCCTGGTGGCCCTTGCGAGCGATGGTTGCAATTCCTGGATGAGTCCACCGGTGGCGATACCGACATGGTGGAGTATCTGCAGCGCCTGATCGGGATGATGCTCACCGGTGACGTGCGCGAACATTTGTTGATCTTCCTTTGGGGACCCGGCGGCAACGGAAAAAGCGTGCTGCTGAACATCGTGGAAGCCGCACTCGGCGCGTACGCGACGCGCGCTCCGATCGAGGCGTTCACCGAGACGAAAGGAGACCGACACCCTACTGACTTGGCGGGGCTGCGCGGTGCACGCATGGTCGCCGCCGTCGAGACCGAGGAAGGTCGGCGCTGGGCGGAATCGAAGATCAAGGCGCTGACTGGCGGCGATCCGATCACAGCGCGATTCATGCGACAAGATTTCTTCACGTTCAAGCCGCAATTCAAGATGGTCATCGTCGGCAACCACAAGCCGGCGATCCGCAACGTGGACGAAGCCATGCGTCGGCGCTTGCACCTGATCCCCTTCACGAACCGCCCGAAGTCCATCGACAAGCAGCTGGAGCAGCGCTTACGGGCAGAACTCGGCGGAATCCTGCATTGGGCTATCGACGGCTGCCTGAAGTGGCAGCGCGACGGCCTGCGGACGCCTGAGCGTGTGCGTAAAGCCACTGACGACTACTTCGAGGCAGAGGACGCATTCGGCGAGTGGTTGAGCGAACGCACCATGGACGACCCGAACGGTGATGAGCGCACCGACGACCTGTTCAAGGATTGGCGGCGCTGGGCCGAGCAGCAGAATGCATTCGGCGGCGACGTGAAACGCCTTGTGGCGAACCTGGAATCACGCGGATATGAACGGCGCGACCGCTGGTCGACGCTGGCAGGGAAACGCAGCAAGACACGTGTTATTCGCGGTCTGAAGTTGCTGTATCCGGCCAGTGTTCCGACTCATTGGAGCGATGCATCGTGAGCACTGCAACACCCTGCAACACCGATTTCCCATTAACACCGTTACGCGCGCGCGCACGTATACGGGTCAATACGGAAAAGGGTGTTGCACGGTGTTGCTGCGCAACCTACTGCGGCGAACAACTGGAGCCACAGCAGTGATAGATGCCGACGACCTCGAAGACGAATGTGAGCGCCTTGCAAAGCTCCTGCGTTCGGCCGGCTATACCGTCTCGCTGATCGGCACCGTCGATCCCGAAGCTGCCGCCGAGGTCCTGGATCGCGCACCGGGGACGCTGCGCAATTGGCGCGCTGCCGGCTACGGGCCGCCATATGTTCGCGGCAGCCGTGTTCGATATCGATTGTCCGACCTCGTTATCTGGTCGCGGGAGCGTCACGAAGAGCCGATGACCTAATGCGACCGCACGTAGCGTCACGAATCGTCACGAACCATCACGAACCGACATTTCGCCCAAGGTGTGCAGCAGGTTCAATGGGCGCATGAACGACATCATGCAACGAGTTATTGAGGGAGCCGCGCAGGTCGCGGCGACCCTCAAACCCGGCGACCTCCCGCGCGGCCACGCCGAGCAGCTGCGCAAGTTTTTCCGGATCGACCAGCAGGCCCATTCCGTCGCGGTCTACCGTCGCGAACTGGGCGAGGATTTCCGGCAGGTTCAGCAGCAGCTGGCTCGCGCCGAGTCCGAACTCGTCGAACTGCGCGATACATCCAAACGAGACGAATCACAGCCCGAGCGCGTCAAGAAAGCCGAACGGGCCATTGCCCGCGCCAAGATTCATCTTGGTGTGCTCGCGGAAACACAAGTCGACGTCGAAGAGCGCGCCGCCTCGCTGTTGACAGCGCGCGAAAACCTCCGCGAATACCTGAAATCGACGGGTGTCCTGTGAACAAGCCAACCGACCACCACGCCAGAGTGGAAGCCCTGCGCGACCAGATCGCAGAGATTCGCGATCAGATCGAATCGGCCGTCGATGCCTGCGTTCCCGTCGCTGATGCACTCGCACGAGTTGACGAGTACGTCAACGCGGCGGCACGTCGGGCTTATGCCGGTAATGCGGCCGGCAGGTTCGAGCAACAGCGCTACCACCCGCCCGCCTTGATGGATGAGCAAGGAGCGCTGAGCCAGCGCCAAGCCTTCGAGTTCATTGCCTGGGTCGATCCCGAGACCTTGCGCAAGCGACTACATGCAGAGGTCAAGGCGCGCTACGAACAGCGCGGCGATACCGGCATCACCGACAAGGAGCGGCGCGAACGCACGGTGAAGTTGACTGCCCAGCTTTTCGAATTGGAATGCGAGGAAGAGCGCGCCATCTGCAATGCCGAAACGGTAGGCGTCTGGATCAACCGCCGTACGGATGCAGACCCGCGCGCGATTCTGGAGGCGACCGAGTGACCACCCCCTGGCCTTGGGTCCTTCCGACCTCGTTTCGGCACCGCGAGCACGTAGAGCCCCGGTTTTCGACTAGATTTCGGCCCCTATGGGTCTCGGCATGGTGAACTAATGGCAAACGTCACGACGATGCCCCGCGGCATGCTTCTGACGGTCACGCAACTGGCCGAGGAAAGCGGCATCGCGCGTGAAACCGTCACCAAACGCCTGAGCGGCGCTGGAGTAACGCCAGCTGGGAAGCGAGGAAGCTACACGGTCTATCGCCTAAGAGACGCGCTTCCGGCGGTCTTGCAGCTGGATTCCGACAATGCTGACCCGGAGCGCTTGGACCCGTTCAAACGCCGAGCCTATTGGCAGGCTGAAAATGAGCGGCTGAAGCACAACGAAGCGCAGGAGCTACTAATTCCTGCCGCAGAAGTCGAGGCGACGATGGCGCGGCTGTTCAAGACAGTCGTCAATGCTTTCGAGGTCGCCCCCGATATTGTCGAGCGCGATTGCGGTGTATCACCCGACGTGATTGAACGCCTCGATCGTCATTTCAATACCCGCCGCATGGAGATCTACGAACAGATTGTCGAAAGCGAGCCCGAACAACTACCCGAAACCGGCGCCTAAGCGCAGAGATAACTATGGACTTTGAACGCAAACAGCAGCACCTGACCCTGCAGACCCGCGAAGCACCCGTTTCCGGCTTCGACCAGAGCGCGAAGACCTTCGACATGGTGTGGAGCACTGGCGCCCGCGTCCGACGCTTCGACCCGTACCGCAACCGCGAGTATTGGGAAGAACTGAGCATGGACCCGGCCGACGTGCGCATGGAGCGCCTGACGTCGGGCAAGGCGCCGATTCTCGACTCGCATCGCAACTGGAATCTCGCCGACGTGCTGGGCGTCATCACGAGGGCGTGGATCGACAACGGCAAAGGGCTGGCCACCGCCAAGCTGTCGAAGCGCAAGGAGGTCGAGCCGGTTGCTCAAGACCTGGGCGACGGCATCATCGGCAACATCAGCGTCGGTTACGCGGTCTACGAATTCCGAATGATCGAGCCGACCAACAAGGGCGAACTCTGGATCTATCGCGCCGTCGACTGGGAGCCGATGGAACTCTCGCTTGTATCGATTGGCGCCGACGCCGGCGCCACCGCGAAGCGTGAGGACGGTCAGCGTGCATTGATGGCGCGGGCCAATGTCTGCACCTTCCAGACCGCGCTACACGGTGAAGCCAGC